GGGTGTCGAGCGTGGCGGGGGCTTGCACGCCGGATATCGAACCACTTACATCGAGGTTCGTTCCATTCCACACAAGAGTCCACTCTTCGTAGACAAAGTTTTGAGGCTGAATGTCAAAGATGGTTCCATACGAACGAACGACATCTGGATAAACCGCGGCACCATCATTTAGCGCTGGGGCAAATGGGTCTGCATCATTTGGATTGGTTACACCCGTTAGCTCTGTCAATCTCCACTGTTGTCCGCCAAGCGTCTCCATCGAGAGGGCGCCGTAGCTGTAGTAGTAGTCAACCGTGTCTTGAAGGTCAGCGCCATTCTTGGTGACAAGCGTGATGCCAGGACCATCGATGCGACGCTGATCAAGAACGCTACCACCGCCCGCGGAGTTTGTGAGAGTCATTCCTGCGATGGTCTGAATGTCATTTACGCCAGCGGTGAATGACGCCTGACTTGCCTCGCTCTGAAACTTGTAGATGGACGTGACTGGAACCGTAAACGACTTTGTCTGTCCATTAGACGTCTTATCTTGGAACCACGTGAATGACTGGCGCTCACGGATTCCCTGACCTTGGTACGTATCAGGCATTACGTCCTCACCCAAGAAGATGAGGTTGTTGAATGACTCAACCATCGACACGTTTACGATGTCCTGGAAGACGTAGGTCTCAACGATGTTGTTCAGCTTCGTGCGATACGGCTTTACGTCGAGCACATAGTCGACAAGGCTGTTCAGCGGCGCGGAGGTCAGCGTCGCGTAGTTGATATTGATCGCGTTGGAGCTACTCATCAGTAGAACTCCGACCGAAGATTAGACTGTGCCGCCTGCACCACGTTGGTAGTGGAGTTCACGGTGATCATCGACGTCTTGAAGAGATCGGTGATCTGGTAGTTATTGGCTAGCGCGTCGTCAAGAACATTGAAGAAGATCTCGTTGATCTGCTGCGGGCGGGCGGTAGACCAAATCAAGTTCATCGTGTTGCGAGCGGCAGCTGGAGTCGCGAACCACGTGCTTGGCTGGAATGGCTGCAGCACCGTGATGTAGTCGGTGATAGCCGTTGCGCCAAGATCCAGAACCACCTGCGTGTTCTGGATTGTGTACGAGATAGAACCTTGAACAAGATCAGTTGGCGCAAAGATCTGGCCTGGCTCAAAACCGAATTGAGTCAGCGTTCCGTGCTTAGCGTCGTAGTTGATTCTCTCTTGAGAAGGAACTGAAATGCCACCCGCGGTCTGACCACACGCTGCATCAGTCAGAGCTTCCCACAGCGCGTAAGGAATCTTTGAGGTCTGCTGCTTGCGAATGAGCGTCCACTCTGTGTGGGTGTTCTTGAGAGCCTGTGGCGCTGTTGGCGTCATTGGACCTGGTGCGTTCGTTAGCGTGAAGTCGCGGAGGAAGCGAAGCTTGAATGTGTTTGTGTTAGACACGAGGTTGCTAAGACCCGCGATAGCGCAGCTGTCGTATGACGGCATGGTCGTTTGCGGGACCGTTCGCAGGCGCGAAAAGATCGTGTAGGTGTCTGGGCCGCTGGCAAGCATTGCGGCGGCATCAAGCAAGGACATAGATTGGTTCGCTCCAGCGATCGTCTTATTCTGAACCCAGAAGTAGTACTTGATGCCCGTGATGTTACCATTCACGTCGCGTTGTTCAACCATTGAGTACTGCCAGTCCAGCTTGTACTGCGTCTGAAGCTGGACATTGTCAGAGACCGCTGGATTGAAGGCGAGATCCGTTGGAGTAGGTTGGTACGCGCGGTAAAGAAGAAGCACCGTTGTTCCCTCTGGTAGAGTATTTACGAGGGTGACAGTCGCTCCAGAAACGACGTATCCGGTCGGAATGATCTGAATGCCGTTCGAGTACACAGACAAACGCGTTGTGTCGATCGCGTTGCTGATAAGCTCAGAGCTAGGAACTGTGAATGAAACCGCGGCCAGACCCGTAGAGATCTGAGTTGCCCTGTAGTCCGTAAGCGCGACCCAAGGAAGCCAGGTTGACGTGTAGCGGTTGACCGTGATGCCGCTTGACAGTGTAAGAGGAGTTGCCTGCATTCCAGCGATGGTGGCTGGGGTTGCGGGAACAACCACCGCGGCACCGATGTATGGCTGCCACGCGTTGTTTGGCGGCAGAATATCGGCCGAGAGTTGAGTCTGCGTGGGGATCTGCCAGGTGATCCACTGATACTCGGATGACGTGTCGAGTGGATCATTTGAGTATGAAGCGTGCCAACCACCGACAGGGGTTACAGTGCTCGTGAAGCTTACCGCTTCACGAATGAAAATGTCGCTAGGATTCGTCGTGAGCGCCGCCACAAGATCAGCAGCGGTGAAGAGGCCGATCGTGCTACGAACCACGGTCAGCGACAGACCAAACTTGTTGAACACAAATGTCTGAGTCGCGTTAGGACCAAGCGTTGAAACATTCCAGTCAGCCACCGTGACATCTTGGTAGTTACCGCTAGAGTCCATCATTCGCAGCGCGTAGGAAGAACCAGCTACGTTTGCGACGAGCTGTATCTGGCCAATGCTTGAGCCAAAGTTACTACCTGTTCCAGCTAGAGACATGCTTGAGATTGTTCCGCTTGCCTCAACCGTTGGATGGAAGGCAGGAGCAGATGGGTCAGTCGACGAACCAATTACCCAAGATACTGTTGTCCCAATCTGCGCTTCACCAACTGGAACCAGATTTACCGCGTCCCAGCCGCCAAAGTTATAGCCGCTCGTGAGATTGATCGCTGCTGTTGTTCCTGTATCGGCGATAAGCGTGCTACCAGAAACGTAGACCTTCGTGAACGACGCATTGATGAATGACGGCTGCGAGAGCGCGACGCCGGATGGATTGTAGGACCATGCGATAGGATTGATCGTAATCTGACGATCACTTGCGTAGTACACGGTCTGCGCGATTGTTCCTGAAAGGGCAACCGTTGGGTCAATCGAGGCGTTACCCTGCTGCAGCGCTGCTTGAGCGTTGTACTGCGATGGTGGGTAGTCAGACTCAGTCCACTCGTAAAGATCCACGCTTGCCCAGGCGGCAAGGTTACCCCAACGAGAGTGGCGCGTTGAGCGGTTCGGGAAGATCGACGTGTCGTAATACGGCACGTAGCCCAGATTCTCGGTGTTCCACCAGACCGTGCCTACCTCTTCCTTACCCCACGGCTTTAGAAGCTGGTAGTTAGGGTTGTTGATCGTTTGCGGCGTGTAGTTGTAGCGAGCAGGATCGGTGTTCATTATGAGGTCAACAACCTCGAGCGGCTCCCAAGCGTGGATGCCGATGGCTGGGTGCCACAGGCTGTGCTGGTCAACAAGCTGCTCAGTAACGTAGTTGAAGAGCTTTATTGGGGAAAGCTTCGTGCGGTTCAACCACGAGTATCCGGATACTGTGTAGGTGCCAGCCACCGTAACCTTAAGGAGGTTTGCGTTGATCATCACCGGGCTACCAGGACCGGTTACTTGAGGAAGCTCAGCGCCGCTACCGGTGTTGTCGTAGATGTTCTTCAGCGGGTAGTATTGTGGGAATGTTCCACCAGAAGGAACTACGATCGTCTCGCTGATTGGGTTCGCTTCAAACCACATGCCCTTGCCGAGATCGTCAAATGAGTACCAGCGGCTGTCATCATCTGCTTCGATCTGAATGAAGAGCGGCAGCGGCTGATAGTTCAGATCCCCATTCGTGTAGAACTGGAGTGAGGTGAACTTTTGGAACGTGTCTGGCGGGTTGACCACGATTTCAGGGAATGACTTCTCTCGAGCGTCACCATACTCAGCTACCTTGTACGCCCAGTATTCATCAACGGATCCCTGAGCGAAGTCCTTGAAGTTTAGAAACGCGTTGATCGCAGTCGTAGTTCCCTTGGCGTGAATCATGCCGCGCCAGAAGTTGAACTGCGTTGCCTGGCTTACATTGAGTGAGTCGAAGTAGGACTTGTCTTGCCAGCCTAGCAGCGCGAGCGCGTGGGGCACCGTTGTCGGATCATTGAACGTCTTAGTCGCATCGTAATAGTTCCCCATCTGGTCAACGCTTGAAGACATGTTGCGAACCAAATCGTTACCACTGATGAAGAAGCCATCAAAGGTCGGCTTGCCGGTGTAGCCGTCCTGCGCGACAAACTTTAGGTACGCCGTTTGAATGCGAAGACCCAAGAATGGATCGAACAGCGTAAGCGCGTTCGAAGCGGTGGACGTCTTCTGATTCATGATGATCACGTGCTCAAACTGGTCGATAAAGACGTGAGCTGAGTAGATAGGCGTGTTCGAGTAGACAACCGTCTGGTCGTCAGTACGAACGATCATCATCTGCTTGATAGGAATTACCGTGCCAAGAACGTCGTAAGCGGCCTGAGTTGAGAAAACGTCAGTGAACTTGTTGTCGGTAAAGCGTGAAAGCAAACCAACCGGCGTCTGGATGTAAAGGGCAGTTGCAAATGGATTCAGCGAGTAGGCAGAACCAGCGGACATGCCAGAGTAAACGAGATCGATCATCTTCTCGATTTCCAGCTGCCAATCGAGGTTGCGACCAGTCTGTTGATCGGTGACGGGTACGTCATTGACGTTCAGCTTCCACCCGAGACTCGTGAGGTAATCAACGTAGCCGTAGATAAAGTTGATGACGTTCTGCAGACCCGTGATCGTCAGCGGCATGAGCGCGTACTGGCGAGAAGTATCTGTCGTGTAGTGATTCCACGCAAGAGACGTGTGAGCACCATTCAGCGCTTTAAAGTCAGTGTACGGACCACTCGTGTCGACTGGGAAGTATGGAACTGAAACGTCATTAGGGTGGTAGGTTGTGATGCGGAAGATCCAGTCATCGGCTGCTCCTGCTGGAATCAGCTCACCCGATGGTGCGAGTACCGTGGTTCCCATTTGAACAAGCTGAACGCGCAGCGCCGAGATCCACGGATCTTGAATTGCCGTAGACCGCTTGATCATCATGTTGTACGCGGCAGTATCGAGAGTTCCCTGTGACGTTGTTATTGACAGGCTGTCTGGTCGGATCATCGCGCCCATGCGGTGAACGAGGTAGAGATCCCAGCCGCGGAAGGCCAGCGCCGCTTGTGAAACGTCGGTGTCGATGTAGCTGTAGCGCAGAAGATCCGTAAACCACTGACCCACGCCTGGGAGAATCTTCACGAGGCCCGGGGTGAATGAGTAGGTTGGAAGAACTTGACTGTCAGAAATTACTTGAGTCGTAGTCGTTGTTCCCTGCGCGAAGCAGCCTTCACAACCAACCACTGTAGAGATGATGGTGTTCAGTGTTGATGTGGTCTCAACGAGGTTGTCGTTGTAGAAGGTGACGGTGATTACGTCACCGTATTCAAACGGGATTCCACGATCCTCAATCTGAACATTGGTGAATTTGATAAGCGTAGACCCGCTGCCATACGTGAGGTTGAATGGAACGCCCTCAAAGAACACTGGAGAGTTTGTCAGCGAATTGTTCACCTGCACGCCATTGACGTAGGCGAAGAGAACCGTGGTGTTGTAGAGCTCACAGTAGACAACTTTGAACGTCACCTCAGCCGCGGCCTGTTGACCCCACGTGATTGAACCGCCAAGCTGAATCGCGACGCGCTCACCCGCGGCCGCTGAGTCGTAGTTGTTTACGACCTCAAGCGCCTCGCCGTGAAGCAGGAATTTAGAAGCAGGCAGTGGTGCCATCGTGTTACGTTCAACACGAACGTTAGGTCCAGTCTGGATGTATGTCTCACCCCAAGCTGAGTCGAGGAATTGAAGCGGGTAGAGACGGAAGTAGCTGCGCGCGAGACCGTAGCCGTACTCAAGCGACTTCTTCCAGACCTGTTCAACTGGGCCATCATCACCAAAGACGTAACCGTCGGCTACTCCCGGTGGAATTGCTGTAAGCAGGGCCTGGCTTGAGGAAAACTGCGTAGGTGAAACGTATGGAGGAATGATGCTGTCGGTGTTTACGTTCACGCAAAGCTTCATCGTTGGCTGCGAGGTCTGAATTGCAGACCACATTGAAGGCAGCCAAGTCCGCACCTGACCAAAGTTTACTGGTGTCGTACCAACGGTGATAGGACCCGTGGTCGTGATAGCCCAAGTCGTAGATCCCCAAGCATATCCGTTTGTCACGAAGTAACCGAGTCCAGATACCAGCGTGTCAGCAGCGCGGGCCCAACCACCAGAGGAAGCGATGTACACGCCATTGAACTGCGGCGATGTTTGCGCCGTAAGAAGAATTCGATCACCGACAGATGTCGTGTAGCCGTCGATAGTGATGAGGCCTGAAAGCGCGGCGATATTCGTGGTGGCGACAGCCGCAACATTCGCGCCCACTGTCGTCGCTGAAACAGTAGAGGCGTAGGACGATGCCCAAAATGCAGGCTCTGTAGCATATCCCAGAAGACACCAAGGCTGGAGATCTGGGCGAGGTGTTGGTACTACGCCAGCGAAGGTAGCGAAGTATTCCTCGTAAATATTAAACCAGCGGGCTGGGGTTGGTGAAAGTGGTGGAATTGTTGCTTGCTTGTAGTTCCACGTGAACGCATTCGTAGGATTGTAGTTTGGCGCGTACGTGTCGTAGTTGTACTCGAGCGCGAATGACGCGAGCTCAAGCTCAGCGTACGGGGAATTGATGATGCTATTTTGAAGCAGCGTGATGTTCAGCTGCTGCACAGGGTTCACCGCGGCATAAAGCTTGTTTTCAATGCATAGGACAAGACTGTTTCGAACCGCGTCAGGGGCCACTGGGATCCACAGCGTAGGAATTACTGACGGATTCTGAATTGCCCAGCCATTGTTCCACTGATACAGGAAACCGGTAGAGCGTTGGAACCAGTACTCACCCGTGGTGGCCGATATCGGCGCTACGTTGGTGTCAAACGTGACATTAAACAGGTACAGCTGGAACGTGGTCGTGTTCATCCACAGCTGACGAGCGTATGGAGAAGATGGCATCGACGTAGAAAAGACACCAGGAGTATAGGTGCCATCTGACCGTGGAACAACTGACTGCACCAACGCGGTGTTGAACGCCTGGTCTGGTAGCGAAAGAGGCGTGACGTGGCCATCATGGCACGTGATGATGTTAATTCCTAGCTCCATGTCGAAGCTGTAGGAAGGAACAACCGGAGGAAGCAAACCAATTTGGGGCAGCGTAACAGGCCAGTTAGTAACGCCAGACGTTGTATCGCTAAACACGGTCGATAGGTTCATATCCTCGCCGCGCATCGTCTCGAAGTATTCTTCGAGAGCTATGATGTCAGACGCAGAAGGATTGATCGTAGTCGTTGTCACCGCCGCAGTTGTTGCGATGTACGTTGCAAAATTGTTGATGAGGAACTGATCGACGCTTGACAGCGCGATGTTGTACTGTTGCTGCGCGAAGGTGATGATTGAGAGCGGTGATGTTCCATCCTGGATCAGCATGGATGCGAGCAGCGGGAAGTTGCTTGAGAAATCTCTGATTTGCCCACCAAGACCCGGATTGAAAGGTATCTCGCGGAAGTTGTTGTCGCCGAATGGACTGCCAGTAAAACCGTTTTGGTACTGGAGGACGCTGGCCATGTGGTCAAGCAGATCACCGTAGGCGACTTGCTGCCGCGTTTCACGGTTCAGATTCTGGAACATGCGCAGTGGATTCAGCCACGCACCAACTCCACTCGTGTCGGCAGCAGGACCGCCTGGGAAGTTAATGACCGTCCCGTCTGTTTGCTGCTCTATGTAACGTGGAGCAAGTGGAGCGTAAACGTTGAATGTAAACGTGTCACCCGGCGCGTAGGAACCAGTCATCGCGGCTGAGACCATTATTGACGTAAGGTCATCGACATCTGTAGGAGTAAAGAGTGAACCCACCGTCAGAGTTCCGATATTTCCACTTCGTGAACCCACAATCGAGAACGTCGTGGGGGTCAACGCAGTAAGAGTCCAGACCTGGTTATCAGGAAGCGTTGTAGTGGTGTAAGCTTGGACTCCGACAAGCACATTACCAGGGGTAGCCAATCCGTTGTATATCGCAGTCGATGCAGTCGGCGTTGTACCATACGTACTTTGCTGCCATATCGACTTGAAAACCGGAGAGCCGCTTGAATTGTCTGCGTAGTAAAGGAGCCTACCCACTGAATCTACAAGACCAATCCCAAACACAAAGTCGCCGTTGACGTTGGTCTCAACGCGACGTTCGAGGACCTGGTCAGTTGCATAGTCGGGATTCTCGACGTAGAAGAAGAGAGAACTAGTAGCGCCTTGATGCGTGCCGTCAAACCGGAACAAATCGAACTGAGGAAGTTGGTTGAACCGGGTTTTTACCTGTGGGACGAGTACGCCACCAACAGGCAGGTTGTTCTTATCTGCGGGATAACCATTTGCGTCGACAGCTCCATTTATCTGGATGTCGTCACTGTATTGGATGATAGGACGCTGAGCCTGAATCGAGTTTTCAATCGTGACGCCGATAGGCGCGAGGGTTGCGAAGTCGTCCTTGTGAATCCAGTAGTTGAAGAACTGCCACTGATTTACCGGTGAAGGGCTGTTTGTAGATTCAACAACGAATGTGATTGGGGTTGTGCCTAGCGTTGTAACTGGACCGGTTGTAATGAAGGTTGTTCCCGCCTGCGCTCCACCCATGACGTACACGATGGTTCCAGCTGGCAGATCTGCGGCGGTATTAGCATCGTAGGAGCGCGTCCATGCGCCCCCGACATTAGCTACGTACACTCCATTTTGCGCAGGGTTAGTTTGGTTTTTGACTAGGATGCGCTCTCCGCCCTTAAGTCGCACGCCATCGATGTACATGTATGGCGAGGTAGAGGTTACACCGCTTACTGACCCCTTACCAGAAACGCTAGAAGAGTTGAAGGCGGTAAAGATTGAACTCGTAAAGTACGTCACCGTGATGGTGAAGTAATCTCCTGCGGAGAACTGGTTCGACCCATTTGTAATGATGAACGAGATCAGCTGGTCGGTTCCGAAACCAGCTTCAGTGTTGTTGTCGTAAAGTCCCGGCGCTACCACAGAACTGGCGGTGCTGACGCCAACGGTTGTTGTTGCGCTTACGCTCAGGCTTGAGAGTGAGGTGACGCTTGGCGTAACCGTGCCGAGGTTGCTTGTTACCTGAAATGTGCTGTTGCTGAGAAAAAGAACCGTAAAGGTTTCAGGTGGTCGGTCGTTGATGTACAGATTAACATCGCGAGTCGTCGCTAGATCGACCGGCATCTTGGTGTTGTCGGTTGGAGCTGGTCGCGCTTGAACGTAGTACTCTGGAATTAGCTTTGGATTCCACGAGTAGTTTGGAACGTAGCTTGGGAGCGCCGTGAAGCCGGTGACGTTAGACGGTGAAGCCCAGTAGTAGTTCGTGTAGTTGACGAAGCGATCGTAGTCGATCGGTAGGGTGTAGTTGTATGGCTGCTCAGCGATCCACTCTCGAATGTTGATTTGGTCAACGTCCAGCATCTGCATCTTGTCGACGAAGTCTTGGAAGATGTAGAGATATTCGGTGGTGCCCGACTTGAAGAAGAGACCCGGGATCAGAGCATTTTCTGTTCGCTCGAGAGTTGTCTCGACGATAGGAGGAAGACCTGCTTGCTGCTGACCGACCGTTCCGTCAACCTGAACGCTGCTCTCACTGGAGACAAAGCGATTGAACAGGTTGCTCACAAGAGCCTGCTGAAGCTCATTCTTCAGTGAGGCAGGAACTAGGGAATTGAAGTCCAGATTTTGGGACATGGGTTATGATCTCGTCGCGATGGAGTTATTTATCCACCTGCGGGTTGTCCCGGAGGGCTTACGATTGACGGATCAGAGACGGCGTAAGCGCCGAAACCACCTGAATGTTGTCAAGCGTTGCTACTGACTGAAGCACCTCGTCAATCCCTGAATCGATTGTAAAGAGCGAACCAAAGGAATTTACCGAGTAAGTCGGTACGATAACCACAGTTGCGATCTGGGTTGGAAGGGCTTGGTGAATCAGACCAATCAGCTCAGTGGCGTAGAACGTATCACCGAAATCCCAGTTCGAGATGTCAAAGTAGGTGTTGATCGTGTTCAGAACCTCTTGCTGGATCCGCTCGTTCGTGAAGGTTGCCGTCGCGGCTGGAACCACCATGAACGTGGCCTGCAGCGTTTGATCGGCCAGCGAACCAAACAGGAACTTAAACTTACCTGGGTGCAGAACAACCGTGTCAGACAGCGTTGCGTAGTTTAGGAGGTAGCCGTAGGAGGTGCGCAGCGAAAGTGGCGTGTCTGGAGATGGAACAACGGTCGTAAGACCATTGACGTAGTTCTGAACGCTCGTGTAGTAGCCCTGCGTGATGACGTACATGTCTATGATGTTCGACGTAGACGGATCGATGAGGTTGGAATCTGGGGTGAAGTGCTGCCACATAAAGTCCAGACCCAGCGTTGGATTAGCCTCGTAGACGGTTGGCGTTGTAGTTGGAACCGCTGGCGCTGGAACGTAAGGAACGCGAACAGCCGCAAGAGTTCCCGTCATGTCGGTAGACAGGAAGTTACCCGTCGCAAAGTGATAGGTTCCGGCTCCCTCACCTGTTACGGTGAGATAACCCGCATCGTCGCCTGGGTGGGCGGGAGTAGGAGTCCACGTGTAGTTGTTGCTCGTGCCATACGTAAGTGGTGAGTACGTAGTGTAAGTTGGATTGCTTGCGACCGTAAAATCGAGCAGGGAAAACTGATACGACCCAAACGTGAAAGCCTCAAATTGCAGCATGTTTGCAGGAGCGGTAGTGTTTGATGTCGAGTTGTAGTTCAGGATGCCAGCTGGGAGTACCTCGAGCTGGTGGGTCTGTACCACACCATTTTGGTCGTATGAAAGACCTGCTACATCATAGATCGCGTTTGCACGAAGTGGGTAGCCAGCCGCGTCAAGGTTTGAACGAAGAATACGGATGACGTCGTACACCGGCAGCAGCGTCTCCGGGTCTGTAAGCTGAGCGCCATTGTTGTACCAAAAGTTCGTCGTCGGGCTATCAACAATGATCTCCATGTCACGGTTGTAGATGCTCCAGTTGAGCACGTTGCCGGACGAATCATCGGTGCGTGAGACGAGAAACACCCACGAGTTAGGCTTTGTGGCTTGGTTAAAGATCAGCGTTTGCGCGAGGTTAGGACCGTCGCTCGGGCCACCAGAGAACAGTCCAGCTCCGCCAACCGTAGCGGCAATCACGTCCGCGGGGATAAGTTCCCACCAACCGTTAAGGTTGCAGTTTGGATAGTTGTTGGTTCCGAAAAGCCGGAGACTAGAGTTCCACACAACGCCAGTGCTTACCGCATCGATGACGTACGCATCACCTTGTGAGAAGGTAGTAGTTACGCCAGTAATTACGAAGTCGATTGGGCTGTTAGTGCCCAAACCGTTTTGAGATGAGTATCGACCACCAATCGAGAGGCTGTAGTTTGGCAATGAACCACGAAGGTTGCTGGTCACAGTGAAGGTGACGGTATCCGACGTCATCTCTATGGTAAATGTTTCCACCGCTCCCGCTTGCGCTGGACTTGTAGGAAGCGCAGCGCTTGCTGGAACAGGAGTCGGACCATTACCTACGTTATTTGGTGATGTGTCGGCTGGATTTGAAAGGTACATAGTGGCCGCGCCAAAGCACTTGAGCAGCCTATTGTAGCGAAGACCAAAGTACTGCTGACGCTGAATGGTTTGCAGCCCTGAACCCTTGTCTCCTGGTGGGTAAAGGTTGATCCCGTCGATGGTACGCGGGAGCGTCGAGAGGTAAAGATTGTCGTCAGTTGTTGGATCTAGAACTGGGTCAGCTACAACGCCGGCCTGAGAACCATTGATCGTCACGAGCGAGATAGGATCTCCGTACCAGTGCTGGTCAAGGGCTCCCTGAATAACAGTCTTTTCCTTGAGCGAACCATCTGGCGTCTGAAGGTCAAGCGAGTCAAGCTGAACGCCGTATGGGTTTACGAAGTTGCCATTGATGTCGTAGTACTTCGACTGGTTGTCTTGAATGAACTTGGTGCGCGGGTAACTTACGATGCCATTCGTTGTGCCATCAGCCACCGCTGAAATGTGGGTGAGAACGTTGAGGATAGCGCTTGATGAAAGCAGTGGCTCGATGTAAGTGTCGACGATCGTTTGTGAGCTGTCAGTCGTTGTAACGAGATCGATCCCAGGTGTGAGCGACATCGTAAGGTCATCACCAAAGAGCTTGATGTTTTGATACGCGCCTGACGCATCATTCCAGTCGATGTACTTCGGCTGCCCAGCGAAAGTGCGGTTGATCGCGTTAAGGCGGAGGATCGTTTGGTCCTTCAGCGGGAAGGTGTTGTAGTCTTGCCCATTGACCATTCGATTCTGCGCGATGTTTACCGAAGGTGCGGACTGACGAACATGCTCGATAGTTTCAGACGCAGAGTTATTCTGGATCGCAGAGGTTAGCGAGAACGTGCAGTTGAACGCGTAGGTGATCTGCGTCTGCGAGAGGTAGTTAAACGTGATCTGCTGATTCGTGATCGCGCTCTGTGGAATGTTGAGATCCTGGTTAAGCGAGACGCGGGTCCAGAGCTGAAAGTTACCAACTGGTGCATCGCTAAAGTTGCCATCGCCAAAGATGAGCGCGATAGAATCGTTCTCGAGTGTCTCAACTTCATACAGCTTGCGGGTGGTCTGACTCGTGTAGAAGGCGATGTTCTGGTCTGCAAGAGTATCAACCGCGACCCAATTTTCGGTGATCGTGTTTGTGCTGTCAACACGGTAGAGCCACACGTCGGTATCATTGATGTTGATCGTGCTAAGCTCGATGCGACGGTTTGCGGTTGGCTGCGCGATGTTGTAGTTCGTGAGGTAGAGGGTTCCCTGCTTAACGAACATCAAGAAGCCCGTGTAGTCTGAGCCATCACCGCGGCCGTCGGTAGCGTACACGACGTTGAACTGCGCGTTAAGGTCGGGCGCGCGCTCCTTTGGACCATTCGCGTCGATGTCAATCGGCACAAGTTCCATCTGAAGCTGCTGCCCGGATGTAGATGCTGAAAATGGGAAGACGCCAGTAGGAAGGGTGGTAGGATCATTGTTGAATGTGTAAAGCTGCATCAACACGTCCGCGATCTGGAAGGACTTTGATGGCTGACCAAATGGAGTAGTCAGCGAGAGGTTCATCACAAGGAAGAACTGTTCCTTCCAGTTGGTGTTGTTTGGATCGTTCCACGTAATGGTGGTGTTCGCAAGGTTGTTACCAAGCGAGTCATAGACGGTCTGCGCGGTGCGCACCGTCTGGATCTTTACGAGACCACGCGCTGGGATGTTGCGAGCTGCCGAATAAGAGATAAGACGAGCAAGACGAAGGATGGACGCCTTGCGCTGCGCCGTCGTGATGAAGTTCTCGTGCGACATTTGGTCAACGCGATACGAGATCAGCTCAGCCGCGTAGGCGAAGATCTCGAGGAACGCCACCAGCTCATCCGACTCGATAAAGTCGTTGAAGTGTTCCGCGTGATAGATCTGCAGATACTGGATCAGCGACTCCTTTACCGTATCGTAGTCATACGCGGTAAAGTTGATCTGCTGGAAGGCGGAGTAGACCTTGTTCCAGGCTTCTGCGGCGTACGTGTTGGTGATCGTCATTGCGTCGGAATCTCTATGTTGAGAACTTGCGTTACGTTGAACTCGATGTAGAGGAGTTCAGCGATCGCGATAATCGCGTTGTTCGAAGGCAGCGACATGATGTTCAGCGACAGTAGCTGAACCCGAGGATCGTAGTTGAAGACCGCGCGAAGATCTTCATCGATGATCGCCCTTGTGTTGTCATCGTTCGGTTCAAACGCCAGCATTGGGATGCGCGTGCCAAAGTCAGGCATCATCACGCGATCGCCCTTGTTCGTCCAAATCTGGGTAAGCAGATCACGTTCCACCAGGGCGACATTCGAAAGACCGAACGTACGGCGGTTCAGCCAGTTGTCAGTCGAGAAGCCTTTATAGATCGCGGTCGCCATAGCAGGTATTTAGAAATCCAAGCATATCGTGGGAAACGAGAAGCCGATGAAGTGAGAGAGAACGCTGTTGATGAAGTTCATGATGATCGACATCGGGTACGCAACTAACTCATTGAAGGCTACCTCGAGACCAACGTAGAAGTTGTATTCCGGGCTTGTGAAGTTAGGAACCAGCGGTGTCGGAAGAGAAGGAATCGCTGGGAAACCAGGGATAGCGATGAGCGAGAGCAGGTTGTTCAGTGAGAACTTGTTAAGGTAGGCGAGGATCGTGCCAACTGAAACCACCGGCAGGCCAGGAACCGATGGAACCGGTGGTAGACCTGGGATGCCTGGAGTTGAAGGAGGAAGACCTGGAATGAATGGGACTGCGAGCAGCTGCAGGTCAACCATAGTCGGGATGGTTGGGATGGTTGGAAGAGCGGGCAGGCTCTGGTTGATCTTTCCGATCGCCTGGTTAATCAGGTTAACTACAAAATCGATCAGCAGCGTGAAGTAGCTTTGAACTGCAGCCCTTGCAATTTTCAAGTCGGTAAGCCCGGGGCTGTTCATCGCGTAGTAGATCGAGTTAGGGATCGCCATGAAGATGGTCGGGTCCAGCTTCCAGGCGGCCGTGAACTGTGGCACCACAACATTGGGAGTTAGCGCGAGTAGATCAAGCAGTGAAAGGTTTGTTCCGGGTATCTTTGGAAGGATCGCGCTGAGGTTTAGCCCAAGAAAGTTTACCAGCGGGGTAATGAACGCGCTGAAAGTGGTGAGGAACTGGTAGTTCTGAAGCTCGAGAACTATCTGCAGGATCTCGATGTTGGGCTGCGTAAAGCCAGGATAGATCGGACTTGGAAGCGACGGCAACGGAGGGATCGTTATCGGCGCAAGTGGAAGCGGTGCCGTCATCGCTGGAAGAGCGGCGTTGTACAGCGAGTTGAAGTCCGGGATGGGTGTGGTCGCGCAGATGTGCATCACGGCTTCCAGTTAGGTCCACGGGTTCCTGAAGTTGCTGGGCGGGTCCATGGCTCGAATCCAGGGACGACGCTTGGATCGGCTGGAAGATCTGGGCATGAAGCATCTGATGCCTCATTCGCGGTTGGCGCTATCGCTGCTGCGCCCGCGTCGATGTTAACGCCATTGCCAGCGCTGAGGGTGTAGGCACCACCAACGTTCACGTCAAAGTTGCCTGCGGATGTCTGGGCTACGCTGCCACCAGCGTTGATGTTGTGATCACTGCCGGCCGTTTCAAAGATGCTTCCGCCAACGCTAACGTTGAGCTCACCGTCGGTCTGCGTGTTCATGTCACCCTTCGCGTGAATGTTCAGCGTGTCCCCGCTTGTGATGTGAAGCTTACCATCAGAGCCCACGTCAAAGTAACCGCACGCCGCCATGACGATGTTGCTGTTGGCCTGGATCTGTAGGGACTCAGATGTCTCAGCCCGAATGTCTCCATCGTTCGCCTTGATGTTCACGCCCTTACCGGCTTCCATGTTGATGTTGCCATCAGCGTAGACGTTGAAGTCCTTACCAGTTCTCACGCTGATAGAGTCAGTAGAAAACACGTTGACGTGACCATCTTGGTCCATTTCAAGCCACGAGTTACCCAGCGCGGTCGAAATGTAGATGCGCTCATTTGCATCGTCCATGATGATCTGATGCCCAGAGGCTGTCTTCAGGCGCATGCGCGCCATGCGAGGATCATCTTGAATGATGAAGGCATGGCGTCCAGGTGTCACGATGCAGTAGGTTTGCGGATCAAGGTATGAGTCGTCGGCTGGGTTCGTGGAGTAGCCCTCGCTGCCATCCTTGTTGAAGTTCGCCTGCGCCACCTGCCGCTCATAAGCGCCTCGGGTAACCGCCTCGGACGCCGTAACGTTGCCGTTAAACTGCGTTCGTAGGTTGTTGTAGGCAGGCTGAATAGGGTTGAAGTTACCGCTAGTATCTTGAGCATCACCGAATGGTCCAGGATTTCCGCTGTTGTCAAAGTTACGCCCGGCAGGAAGGGACCGGTTGCGGTGAAGCCGCGGTGAGGATGCAAAGTAGAATCGAGCGGCAGGATCTCCATGGGAACAGAAGATGAACACTGTAGATCCCAACTTTGGGATAGCCCACATACCGTAGGATGTCTCGGAGATGTTTGTCGCGGCCGCCGGGTTACCACCAGCGGGATACGCTACGGTAAAACCACCAAACAGTGGAGCGTACGATGTCCATGGAAGCTGCTCAACGTCGTAGTTATCCCCGTCAAGAGATGGAATCCACGCCTTGACTCTTCCCATCTGATCCGGGTCATCAACGGAAACAACTTGACCCTCCATGATGAAGGGTACTCCTTGTGGGAAATCTTCAATGAGTGAGCGCATTAGATGAACTTCGCTGGGAAGCCGCTAGGATTGGTATCGTTGATGGTGCTGACCCACGGTGTAGCCTTGAGCTGCAGCACCTGCTCGAACTCACCATTAGTAAATGACGTTTGAATGCGCATCACTTGGTAAAGTCCATTGTAGAAAAACGCCTGCGTGAAAAGTGGATCGCCGCTGCTTGAGTCATACGTTCCAGCGAAGTCTACATTAGGCGCGAAGATGTTGATCTTAACAAAGAGCGGCGCGATGGCCACGTCAACACCATTGAGCAGCGCGTCTTGCCCCTGCGTAGCTGGTTTCTGCGCGGCGTCCAGACGTGGCTGATAAAACTGTGAGCGGTAGAATGCCTTTGACGAGCTCACTCCCGCCTGCACGGTTGAATTTTCAAACACCAGCGTCGAGGTAGGATTTTGGACTAAGTTATTCAGGTTCTGCGCGCTGATGATTGGGAGCTGCGGTGGAATACCATTGCGAACAGAACGATCAGCAAACTTTCGAATAAGGTTTGGGTTACCGCGGATGGTCATGTCAGCGCTGAGCGAGGATAGAAAGTGCAGCTCTGACATCGTCGTTGTGAACTCTTGAAGCGAGCCGAGGGTGTCAACCGCCTGCAGCGTTTCGAGCTCCTCCGTGTACTGCGCGACATTGTTTGTCTTCTGCGCCACCGACCGGATAGGAAAAAAGATTGGATCGTTGGGGCGGATTTCCGTCATTACGATGTTTGTCTTTGCCTTTCCAGCTGCAACCTCCTGCTGCTTTGACGCGACTTGACCGGCCTGCTGGGCGTTGTCGCGGAAGCGGGCACCTCCGATATTCAGTGAAGTGTCAAGCGCCGCGATCGCGATTGGGCTGTACTTGATTTCAAGATTCTTGATGTGCGTATTGCGCCCGGAGAACAGGTAGTTGTAGTTCATCACGTTGACTGCTACCTGCTGAGCCTGGTTATTTTTGTCGATCTTTACCGGAGTTGCGGCACCCGCCGTAAGCTTGCCATCTTGAAAGGTGCTGTTTGGCGGCGGCTGGAATGGATAAACGTCAATGTGAAGAACGAACGTAGTCGCGTCAGATGTGATGACGGTGAGAACCTTTGGGATGATTGCTGTGCCAGCGCGAAGCTTGTCTGAGCTTGCAAGGTCCAGAATTTCCTTTGAGCAGCGAAGAATGCTGTTAATCGCTTCGTCAATTGTCGTTATTGACGAGAAGGTAAGCTCTTGGTACTGGTCTGTGAGATCTGTCACCGACGTTTGCGCGAGCTGGGCATTCAGCTTCTTTTGTTCTTGGGCGATTGCAGCTGGGCTCATGCCCTTAGTGTTCGCGATGTAGGCATCTATCACCGCCTTGTTTGCCTGAGCGGCCTTCTTTGTCGCGGCTGTCTTGGCAAGGACAGCTCGCTGCGTTTGTTCAGCAAGTGCGGCTCTCTCGGCTGGAGTCAGCGCCTTTCCAGGAGGCGTAGTTGACACAAACACCTGCTCTAGATTCTTAGAGCGAGTGGCGGTTGTGAGCTTGTAGCCCATCCACTCTGTTGGAATGTTGATCATGAACTGCACCAGCTTCCCAAACTTTACCGCGCTGTTAGGATTGGTTGCAGTGTTGTTAGGATTGGTCTGGCTCTTCAACGCTTCATTGGTAAACTTCTTGTAGAAGTTCAACGACTGCTGATTGAGGGAATCTTCGAGCGCTTGGACCATGTCACCTACGGTGTTGCTGCGTCCTTGCGTGCTGATCGACTTGAGATTACCCAGTGAGCGAAGGTGCTCCGCTGAGTAATTGATCTGTGATGTTGCTACGCCCATCGGAATTACTGGCTCAATTGCTTCAAATTCAAAGAGCTCGATGTCAAATGTGGAACCAGAGGAATCGAAGCGGAAGTTGATTGACTTGAACTGCACGATCATGAAGCAGGTCGAGATCGTTTCAGTTGTGCCATCATCGCGGTGACCCGTGAATAGGATGGCGAGCATGAAGAACGCGGACTTTGACGAGCTTTGAACCTTGTTGCGCAGCGTGTCAAGAAGAAAATTGAAGAATGTTAGACCCGTCGTATCGATGATCTTCATCGTGTGCGCGGAGTATGGAACATTTGGGGCATTTACCGGACCCGTTCCATAAACGTGGTGCATCTCTAGATCAGTGATTGAGTACTGCGAGTAGCGACGCGTGTCGATAAGAAGCCACGCGCTTCCAGAGCCCACCTTAAGCTCATCACCAAGCTTTGCCTTTTGAACGGCTTGAAGTAACGGTGCCTGAGACGCGCCAGTCTTAGAGCTCTGGTTCGCACCCATCAGCCCGCGCATCGCTTCTGTATCAGAAGCGACGGTCAAGATATATTGGTATGAGTAGGAGCGAAACTTGTCGAGGGGGTTCTCGTAGTTCTGGCTCTGGTCAATGCTTGTCTGTCCAGCCATGGGAGCTTATGTTATGATAGGTGAGATGGTCGCCACGGGTTGTGCTGTTGAATCTACACCGCCCTGCTGAGTGGCGATAAGAAGCGGCAGCCGTGCCTTCGTGGGGATCAAAAGATAGCGTCCAGGAGTTAGTTCAGTAAATGGGTCAAGGATGTTGTTGTACTGGGCAATAAGCCAACCCCAGCGAGCTTCACCGTAGAAGACCACCGAGATCTTGTCGATGCGTTGGGCACAGTAGTTTTCGACCACGTAGACTTGGTCAGATGGATCCTTGGCGTAGATGCTGCGCTCCCACCACCCAAGCATTCCGTCGGAAACTTCCGTGACGCCACCACCCACCAGCCTTGAGTACTTGTTGTACAGGCTGTTGGTGTTGTTATCCGACGTTGGACCAGTAGATGGAAGCGTCGTGTATTGGGTTGTTGAGGAGATTGTCATTGTGGAATGATAGATCCGGCTACATCACCCCTGACGTATGCCAGGTAGTTTGAATGACCAAGCCCCGGATTTGCAGCAAGCCAGTCCTGCTCATTTGCTGTTGTGTAGCCTGGTGCCTTAACCATTGTCGTCTGCTGCGGCGTCGCGGTGTTTGCCTGCGACGTATCGACGGTTGACGAGTTAGGAATTGGGGTGTTCGTTCCTGATACCGTCTGTTGCTGCTTGTTCTTAGCACCAATGTTGGTGCTTGGTACGCTCGTAAATGCTTGAGGAAGGGAACCGTTGCGGTACGCGATGATGTCAAAGCCGCTGTACTCTGCCGGGCTCCAGCTTTCCTTCATTGTTAGCGAGACGTTCATAATGACCGGGAAGGGAACGTTTGACGATGTCTGAATGTAGTCAACGTCATTTGGCCAGCTCCAGCTGTGATTCTCAAGAACGCACTTCACTGGGCCAATCATTTGACTTCCGTATGCAGTAAGCGTAAGGATTGGTGGAGGTGCGCCGAGGTACTGCTGCACGCTCGCGTCGCCCGTATCTCCAGCGGTTCCAGCTCCATAGAACGGCATCACCCACGAACGAATCAAGTTGATCATGCGGAGGTTATCATCCGCCTCAGCCGTGTTACGTGAGATAAGCTTGGCTTCAATTGCCCACGTGCGCGAGGTGGATCCTTCGTACTTGAGGATTTCACCCGGGTGCTGGAGCGGGGTGAATGACTTGTAGTTTGCGGCCCGACTTTCTTGAATTGTCGGCATCACCTTAAAGGTAACCGAGTTTCCAGCGGTGTTGGCCGCGGGAGAGCCGAGAATTTGCGGCTCTTGCGAGATCGTCACCTTGAGGCCGGACGTTGGGTCGGCTAGATCACCCGGGAGTACAGAAGGATTTGGGACTCCCTGTGGAACCGTAGCAAGATTTGACGCGACTACAGCGCTCGTAGATGAATCAACAACGTTGATTTGCCCATTTTGCGCGACGCAGGAAAGACTAGAAGTTACCTGATTGAACGATCCAGCGTTGCCGGTAGTCGCTAGCTTCTGAATCGCTTCTGCCGAAAGCTGAGATGGATCTGGAAGGCCGTAGTTCGTGGTCTGCTGGACGGTGATGGGCGCCAGGAATGAAGATATGCCGACAGTATTTGCCGTTGGCTGAGCCAGAGGCAGATTGAGCTGCTGGTTGAACTGGCTGGTGGAGTTTAGAACTGACGGCATTTTATTCCTTCACCGCTGCCGCAATCTTGGCGTAGAGCTTCTTCGCCAGGTCAGGCTTGTTCTCAAGCCCGACGATCTTTGCGAACTCAGGTTCAAACCCAAGCTCGACGGCGCGGCGAGCAAGTGAACCTGATACCACGTCAGTCTCGACGTCCGCGTCCTTCATCTTGGCGAGAACGTCGTCTAGCCCCTGGTTGTTGCCACTGAGGGCGCTCTCGTCGCGGTCGAGCTTTACGCGGTAGTGCTTAATGGGCTGACCGTCAGGCGTCTTGAAGTATTCGTCGAGTATCCTGATGTAGTCCTGGATCCTGTCCGTGCCCGCAGCGACGGCGATAGGCTCGAAACCTTTCTCCCGAAGCGTCTCAAACGCCTTAAAGGCGTTCGGAGCGGTATAGAAGGAAACGCCATTTGCATTACCGCTGCCGCGCATAAATACCAAACGCTCATCTACTGTCAGAGGATTTCTCTTCTTGTCAGCGTCCGTCTTGCTACCGCCGATGATCACTACAAATGGGGTAGCTTCCAATCCCAAACCCTTATTCGCGCGAATGAATTTTTTGACCTCGTCAATCACCTTGTAGTGTCCGCGGGTTGGTGGGTTGAACCTACCGATCACAACCGCCACCTTCTTGCTCCCCATCGGGGCGAGATCCTCATTCAGTGCAGTGCTGTCGTTCATGAGTTTCCTAAGGAGGGTTGAATAGGCTCAGGTATTTATGGAATCAGGTAACGCCCATCCGGGTGTTTACTTTGACAAGAGCACAAGTTACAATGGCTCTTGTCTCCTAGCGTTGTCACGTCACAGGAGATCTTAGTTTGAAAGTCAAAGCGAAGCGAGAAAAAAGTACTTCGACCAAAGGACACTACGTCCGAAATGCTGACCTCCTCCCTGTTGTAATCGAAGCAAAAAAGAACGGAAAAGTATCTGATCAGCTCATCCGAATGATATGGATGATCGCTGAGCGGACGTCACGTAAGTCGTGGTTCGTTGGCTACTCCTTTCGAGAGGATATGGTAGCCGCGGCGGTGATGAATCTCTGCAGCACCGCGCTCAAGTTCAATCCCGAGAAGTCGAGCAATCCGTTCTCGTACTACACCACCGCGATCATGAACTCCTTCTCTCAGTACAAAGCTGACGAGAAGAAGCACCGCAACATCCGCGACGCGCTGCTCGTAGACGCGGGATCAAATCCGTCCTTCAACTTCCTCGAGAACGAACGTGATGAGCGGGACTTCGAGATCAAGGAGAGCGACGAGCACGCCCTGCCCATCGAGGAGCCAGAGACTGTCGTAGTCGATGAGGAGCTTTCCGCTGAGCAGCGGGAAGACGCGGCGCACGCCGCCAACCGTGCCGCCGAGATCGTAGCCGGAATGGTTGAGGAGCAGAAGGAAGCCATCCGCATCGAGCGCAAGAAGCTTTCTGTCCGTCAAGAGAGCCGTCAGCACGGCGCGGTCACCAAGATCGATCCCAAGACGCTCATCATCGATGAGGCAGGCAACATCATCGGTGTGAAGCCCGTTGAGGAGAAGAAGCCGAAGACCAAGCGGATCGTTGTGAAGACGCCGAATGATCGGGCGCCGAAGCTGAAGCTGCCTAAGGTAGCGAAGAAGGCTAAGGTGGCACCAGTCGTTGACACGCCGCCATCGCCGAAGCGCAACGCGTACAAGAAGGCAACGAAGCTTGCGACGAAGGACATGAAGGTTGCCAACGCAATGGCGGCTGAGATCAAGCACGCCAAGAAGAAGGCTACAAAGAAGGTCGCTAAGCATGCGTAAGATCGCCATGTTTACCGATATTCACTTCGGTAAGAAGAACAACTCACACCTTCACAACCAAGACTGCCTTGACTTTGTTGAGTGGTTTTGCAAGCGCGTTGCGAAGGATCCACTGATCACGGACATCGTGTTCATGGGCGACTGGTTCGAAAACCGAAACAACGTGAACGTGCTCACGATGCACTACACGCTGCAGGCGGTGAAGAAGCTAAGTGAGCTTGGGTTGCCGGTGTACATCATCATCGGCAACCATGACCTCTATCACCGTGAAAACCGGAAGATCTTCTCAACGCAGGTGTTCGAGGAGTTCGACAACGTTCACCTGGTGAACGAGCCAATGGTTATCGGCAGCAAGGTTCTTCTCTGTCCGTTCCTATTCAAGGACGAATACCCGTCGCTCGCTGAACACACCAAGCTTCCCTACTGGCTTGGACACTTCGAGTTCCGAAACTTCATCGTCACCGGTTCTGATCGTCGCATGGAGCACGGACCTGAACACACGCAGTTCAGTAATCCCACCTACATCTTCTCTGGGCACTTTCACAAGCGCCAGATGAACGACAACGTCATCTACATTGGGTCCTGCTTTCCGATGGACTACGGTGATGCGTGGGACGATGAGCGTGGAATGTGCGTGCTTGACACCGAAACCGGTGACGTAAGCTTTGCCGACTGGAAGGACTGTCCAAAATACAGGAAGGTCAAGCTCTCCGACGTTCTAAATACTCCAGACATCAGCTACCCCTCAAAGTGCCGCGTGCGCTGCATCATTGATGCGGACATCGGCTACAGTGACGCGCAGG